TAATTGCTTTTAACTCTTTCACAATTTGTGGAAGTTCTATTGCTAAATAATCTTTAAATTTAGATGTATTAGACATATTGTTAATATACTCTTTTAATAAACCTTTTTGTTTATCATCTAAATTTGTATATTTTTTATTAAAAGTTTCAACAAGAATCTTATAGGTTAGTAATCGTAGGTCTTTATCTTGTTGTTTGTAGGTTTCTATTAGTTTTGTACTATCAGAAGTAGGTTCAACTTTATTTGCAGTTGGTCTTGAAATAATATTTTCAATTAATGTAATCTTAGAATTGAATACATCTTTAATATCGTAGTTTTCTGATTTTTTAGATTCAAATACTTTATATATTGAAGCTAATACTTTATAGTTAGTTATGGGTGATGTTAAAAATTGCTCTAATTCAAATTTTGAATTAATCTCTTTAATAAGATTGTATTTTTCTTTAGATAATTTAACTACATTTAATTTTGAATGAGCTTGAGATACAGTTTCAACAAACATTTCAGCTTTTGCTTCTGAATTGTATTTTTCTTTTAATAGTAAATCATAAAGACGTAATTCTTTATTTAATTCAGTACCTGCTGCAAAGAATTCCTTTACTATATGTTTTGCGTTCTCCGTTTTGTCCCCATTAAGAACTTCTAGTGTTATTTGTCTTACTAATAATTCAAATAACACTCCAGTGTTCTTAACTTTGGAATGTTTTATTTTTTTCATTTATTTACCCTATAATTTAACCTATGTCCATAAACTAACACATATAAATATAAACTTTTTAATGTTTATTAAAATTTACTGTCATCTAACAGGTTTTTTTCATCCAAAAGGTCTGATTTTTCTGATTTTTCACTCAAAATCTTCTTTTTTGCCGAAATTCCGTTTAAATATTGTTGTGCTAATTTTTTATTTGATTCATTAGTTCTAGTTTCCCTCTTTCTCTCTTTCTCATTTTCTTTATTTCCCAACGGGTCTCTACCCAATGGATGTTTATCTTTTCCGTAAGTATTTCCCTCTCTTGGTCTACCACCTTTATCTACAATCTCCTGCTTCATTTTTTCAATCTCCTCCTCAACATTTTGTTGTTGTGGTGGGTTTGCTGGGTCTTGCCCTTGCTGTTCAATTGAATTATAACGGAATCTATCTTTAAGGTCTAATACCATTTTAGCTCTTTCCATATCCATCTCATCTTCACTCATACCAAATACATTATGGTAAACCCAATCAGTAGATAACATATTTAAGGATTTCATGTCAGTTGCTAATCTAACTTTTTCACTCCAAAGATTTACTTTCTCTTGCTCATATATTGTAGAAGCATTAGTTAAAGTAAGTTGGAAGTTTGTCATTTCAGCATCATCAATACCCTGTCCAGCTAAGTGAACGATTGCAATCTTATATAATTCACTAACGATTGTTCTTTGAATTCTTTCAATAGTTCTAGCAAAACGAACATCCTGTGCTGCTAAAGTTGCTTTACCATTTACATCTTCCTCATATCCCAAAAATGCTTTAGGTATTTTAAGTGCTGCAAATAATTTAGCTTTTAAGTAATCAATATCTTCAACTGCTGAATAATCCAAACCAGCTAAGTTATCAATTGATGTACCACTATCACCGCCTCTAACAGGTAAGAAGAAATCTTCCGTAAGGTTTTGAATATTATATTTTAAGTTGTAATCGCCTGTATTTTTATCAACAAATGGAGTTTTCTTCATTTTATTGATAATCTTTTGCATATAGTTATCAACTTCATTCGGGTTGATGTTACCAATATCAATTTTAAATATTCTTTTTTCGGGAGCTCTCATAATACGATGAATTAACATCGCATCTTCCATTAATTGTAATTGTTTCCAAACTCTACGACCATTTTCAATCATGGCCTTACCATATGGGAGGAAGTTGGTATCTGATAATAAACGGAAGTGGGCCATTTCATAGTTCTCATATTCCTTTTTACCAAATCTATCTAATTCAACTTTAAACTTAACATAGTTTTGATTCATTGGGTCAGTACCTTCCAATCTTTCAGTATTATATACAGAATATGGAGTTACATTAATAATACCCTTACCTTCTGCCATTTCCAATGCTAAAAAGAAATCACCATATTTTACCAAGTTTCTTGTCCAAGGCCAAAGGTTAAATTCTATGTTTATAATATCATAAAATAAGTTATGAAGTATTGCACTTACATTTTCGTTTGATGATTTGATTGCTAATATATCACCATATTCATTCTTTGTTGTGGATTCATCTGAATAGATATCTAATGCAGATGCGATAATAGGGTCATTATCCATAGCATCGTAATCTCTGAATAATTCTCTACGAACCTGATGGTATGCCATTGATTGTGCACCCTGATTAGTTTCATAGTATGACCTTTGTAATTTTGTATATCTATCTCTAAGATTTACAAAATTTGTACTCATTTGCTTTTCATCCGTATCAACAACTCTGCGCTTACCATCTTTATCAACGGTAACAATAGCGTTTGTTGAGAATAATTTCTTTAGTCTACCAAAAAAACTTTTACTATCATCTAATTCTTGCTCTGCCATAATTTATTTTATCAGTTTTCTATTTTGACATTATATAACATAAATATCGTAAAATATCAAAACACTACAACCATTGGGATAAATCTTCAAATCCATCACCAACTTTCATCTTCCAAGGGTTATCATTCATAGTATCACCACCACCATATATTCCTTGAGATGTATTTGATGTTATACCACTTACCGCTTGTTTTGTTAAATCAATACCTTCTTGTCTTAATCTAAGTGCAGTATCCCTTACCCATAATCCAATTGAGAATGCCATCACCAAGTCATCGTTATAACCCTTCATAGCTTCTGCCCTACCATTCATATAAATAAATGTAAACAATTCATCTATCAAACGAGTAGAACGAACTATTACAGCTTTCTCTCTAAAATAATCCGTTAATTTAGATATAATCAAAGGCCTAGTCTTAGATGTGGTTGAAAATCCAGCTACCAATCCTCTATCTTCTGCTCTATATCTATTTGACATTTGATTCTCAACATCAATATATTTTAAATCCTTACTCATATAGAATAAGTTTTTATAACCCCTATCTATTACTTGCTGAATTGTTGCCCAACCAATATTTGCATTCTCCACTACAAGTAATGCATCATTATATTCGGTTGAAAGTGCTACTAAAAAGTTTCCAAAATCTTTTGTATCAACTTTACCTTTATATTCAGCTACTTGCGTTGAATTAACTATGTCAATTACATGGCATGTAGAGTAATCGGCCCCATCACCTCTGGCTACATCGGCCACTACCATATACGATTTAGAATAATCCGCATGTTCCCATTTCCAAAGGTTTCCATCAAACCCACCCCTTTCAATTGGGTCTTGAATATATGTTTCTTTGTAAAACATTAATAATTCAGGTTCAATTACAGTTTCACCAGAACTTACGAAATCACAATCACACTCTTGAGCTGCTTTCTTTACACCTAATAATTTCTCTTGCTCATCTCTCCATTTTTGGTCTCTTTCAGGGTGTACTGTCCAATGTAATCTAATTGTATTGAATGGATTTCTACTTTCCTCTGCACCAATCCAAGTTTGGTGAAACCAATTACCAACACCATTAGGAGTAGATAGTGCAATACAACTACCACCCGTTGATAAAGTTGATTGTGCTGATACCCAAATCTCATCGATATCATCAATAAAAGCTGCCTCATCAAATATTAGAAGTGATAAGGCTTCAGAACGTCCTGCATCAGGAGATGAAGCAATAGCCTTAATTTGAGAACCATTTTGCAAACGAAGGGAAAGTTTATTATCTTCCATAGAACCTCCTTTAAGCCACGTTGGAAGTAAATCATGCATTACTCTTACTTTTGTTACTAAATTCTTTGCTACTTCTTGCTTTGTTGCAATTACTAATACATTAAAATCAGAATTGAATATCATTTTCCAAAGTGAGAACCCAGCACAAAGTGTTGAGATACCAGTTTGACGTGATTTTAGGACTACATTAAATCTATTATCTTTAAATTGAGTTAAGGTCTTTTCCTGAAATGGAAATAATTGAAAAGGTATCTTTCCTCTAACCGGATGCTGAATCATACAATACTTCTTCATAAAGTGAATCGGGTCTAACGCACACTTTTTGTATTCTTCTGCAATAATCTCTTTTAGGGATTTCTTTTGTGTTATACCAGTACTCATATTAGTCTTTAAGTCGTCTTACTAAATCGTAATTTTTATCTTTCAATTTTTCATAAGCTTCATTTCTTAGTTTTGTAACTTCTTCTATTTCTTTTTCAAAATTAACAATATCCGTCATTATTTCTGCTTTCAATTCATTAACATCTCGTTCCATACTCCAAGTTTCAATGGTTCCATCTTCTTGAACTACTTCATATGTTTGTTTAGTATCGTTATATGCTTGTTGAAATTGTGCAATTACATCCTTACCATGTGCAATCATATTAGAATACATTTTATAATCTTCGTATTCTTTCCATAACCCATCATACTTAATTTGAGCTTCTCTTAAAGCAAGACAATGTAAACAATATCCAGTTTTAGAAATTAATTTTTTATCAACCCTGCCTACTTTTATTGTTTTACAATTTTCAGATTTGCAAGTGTTTAATTTATCTAAATACGCTCTAACATCAGCCATAGTATCACCCAATTCGGATGTTTCTATTTTACCCGCTTCTAATTGCTCCCAAGATCTACCATCCACATCAGTCCATTTTTCACCAACTTTTCTCTTTATCTTTTCTTTATCTGCCCCAGAAAATGAAATAAATGATTCCTTTTCATATTCAGCACCATGCATTACCATATCCACTAACTTCCTACGAGTTGGATGCATAAACTTTTTATTGAATTCCTTTGCCATATTACTTACGATATATTTGTATATATAAGTATATCAAAATTCAAAAAACGATTAACTATCGAAGAAAATACCTAAAATTTGATTTAAGGGTGCGAATGCACCTGTTAATTTGTAAGTGTTACCACCATAAACAAAAACAATACCCTCATTTGGTACAATCTTTTCGAATCCACCAAGTGCATTTAAGCGAGATAATTCTAATTTTAATTTTTCAATCTTCTTAGGGTCACCACTTGCTTTTACTTGAGATATTGTTGATTGTAAACGAGCTACCATCTGTCTTTTAGCACTATCAGGGTTTGCTGTAAGTACCGAATCCATAAAAGATAATACATCAGCACCAACTCCTAAGAATATCTCCTCAAATCTCATTAGATTTTGCTTTGATATCTTTTGTTGGTCTTGCTTATCAGTTTGTTCAGCCCAAGCTCTTAATTTATCATCAGTTATTTCTGCTATACGGAAACTCTTATCACCAAACGCCCATCTCTTTATTAATCCTATCTTTTGTTGGTAATCTAATTTCTTTGCATTTTTTTCTACAAAATTAGTCCACCATGATTGATGGTAATCGGCTACACCATCGGAATCAGATAATTTGAATTCAGATTGTAGTTTAGAAATCATTGCCAAATACTTTCCTTGCAATTTAGAAAGGTGTTCTGATTTAGGAAGTTTATTCATTGGTGGTCCCTGAATTGTGTACTTAGATTGTACATGTGCATTTACTTGCTTAATCATTCCACCTAATATAGATGCCGCTTGTTGGTTCTCACCTACAATAGTACCATCCATATCATAATCAAACGTACCATGAAATACTAATAAGGGTTGATTGTAGGGGATTACGTTTACAGACGTTGGATATATTACTTCCAAATTCATAAACGAACTACCATCCTTAAATATCTTTTTACGTTGAGGTTCAGATAGGGCTGCAATTGCTTTAGATAAATCCTGCATAGCGAAGTTGTAAGCATCGGTTAATCCACCTCTACCAGCAAACTTATCTGCTACCTGTCCTATTGTCATAGCACCAGCTCCTTTGTTCTTTAGGTGTGATTTGTTACGAGCTGCAACTAATCTACCATTTACCCAACTAACTGCCAATGCCTGTCCATCAGTCTTCTCTCTTGCTAATTCCAAATCACCATTTAGGGCTCTTACTACGATTTGTTTTAAATCACCAAATGTTAAACCCATTTCAATATCAAATGGATGTGCCATATGTCCATAAGCTCCACCTTCTAATAATATTGATTCGTTTAAATCTGCCGGTGGTTTGAATCCATACTTTCTAATACGATTGTATTTATCAACTACATCATTATGCGTATCTATTGGTAGTGTTTGGTCTACTGCTTTTTTCTTTTCTCTTTCAGATGGAGTTTCATCAAAGAAATCCCAACCATCTAAGTTATCTAAATAATATCCTTCATTATCATAATCATCCCAACCAGCATTCCACATTGTACCTGTTGTTGTGTTACCATCATTGTAGAAAGCACCATTACCACTTGCTTCAGCTATACTATCACTTTTTTCAATTGATGCTAACTTTTCATAATAGTTAATATCTTCCCACAAATGGTCCATAGCTATTTCAGTTGCAATACGAACATCGGTTGTATGTTCCATTTCAACTTTAATACCCTTCATTAACTTAGGTTTAATATATTCTTTAGCATATTGTTTTGGGTCATAATATCCTTTAGAATCATATTTTTTAGCCAAATCAATTAGGGTTTTACCTTTTGCCAAACCACCGGGAATTTTATCAAATTGAACTGCTATCTCTTTTACAGGTTCATATCCCCTATCTTCCATATCTTTTGTATCCAATTGATAACCAGGTTGTTTTTTTCTCTTATCATCAAAATCATATGTATCTAATTCCGCACTATGACCCATATCGGGCGTATATGTTGATGATTTGTGGTGCTGCACAAAATTATGGTCTAATCTACCATCAGCTTTATGATTTTTTGAATTTATAGATTCTTCAACATCCGCATACTCATTACTACCAGAATTATGTTTAGATTTTAATTTCTTTACATTTTTTGGATTTGGTGCTCCATTAATATATCCACCCGGCAAACTTAAACCAACCCCAGCTCCACCAGGCAATCCCATCTCATCTATTATTGAATCTAAATCAGAAACTATTTCTTTTATATCTTCTTTTGATATTATTGTATCTTTTTGATTATCAGGCATTTCCCAGAATCTTTTAGGTTTATCTATTGCTTTATTTGGTTCGGTTTCTTGCCAATCTTCAACAGTATGTGGGTCATCGGCTGGATTTAATGTACTTTGTGTTACATTCTTAATCTTATAATATGCTTTTCTGAATTGGGTTTCCGTATCTTTTGATTTTCCTCTACCTCTCATAGCATCTGCCTTAGGGGTATGTAATTGAGTATATCCACCTTGCTTATACCAATTTTCAGGTTTAGCTGTGTTTAGTATTCTTGGCTGTCCATCTGCTGTAAACGATGTATCTGGTTCGGCTGTTCCGCTGAATCCAGCATTACTAGCTGCTTCTTTTAAATTTTCTTTTTTTGGAATTCTGAATGTTACTGCTTTTTTACCATTAATTGTTGGCATTCCCCACTCATCCTCACCTATTGATTTAACAACTACTTTTTTGTTTTTGAATTTACCCATCAATAGAGTATCACCAACTTTTACGTTTAGTTTAATTTCCTCGTTAATACACTCTTTTAATCCTTTTAATTTAAGAGTAATTAATTTGAATATTTGAGAATCAAATTTTGGATATGCTTTTGTAAAGTTTTTCTTTCTATCATCAGAACTACCAGCACTTAACCAATAACGAACATCAGTACCACTAATAGGATTTGATTGTGCAGGTGAAGCATATACATATCCTTTATCCAAATACCCTTTATCAACTTTACCTTTATATGGAGTAAAGTATTTACCACTTAAACGATTTGCATCCTTCTCACCAACTACAACTATTAAACCAGTTTTATCTGAATCATACTTTTTTAGTATTTCTTCAGGTGCATATGGATTTTTAATATTAACGATTTTAGATGATGGAATTCCAAACATCTGCATCATTATTGCTTTCTTTTCCTTAAAATTAAATGGAGATTTTTTTGAATCGGTAACATTAGAAGTTCCGATATATACGCTATCCTTACCGAATTTGCGTACTAAGTTATCATAAGTTGCGTAATGTCCCTTATGAAATGGTTGAAAGCGGCCCGAATAGACAACAACTACTTTGTCCATTTGAGCCGCTTCACCCAATATTGTTTCTATTAAAAAGTTTGATAATTCGTTCATTATATAGTTGTTGCTATATAAATATTCGATATTATTCTTTTACTACTTTCGTATTAGCCTGTTGAGCTTGTTGTTCAGCCAATTGCTTTCTTGTAGGTGCACCTGGTTGATACTGAACTGTACCATCTTGTAAATTGAGTCTTCCAGCTGGGTATTTATCATCTAATGATTCTAAAACTTCTTTTAACTCAATACTTACATTTTTAAATTCACTTTCTCCTTTCTCAAGTAATGAATCTAATCTAATTAATTCATCTGCAATTTCCTTCTTTCTAATATAAATTTGCCCAAACTCAAGTAATAATTGATTTGATTTATCATTTAATGAATTTATTGTATTTAAAATAGATTCATCTAATTTAACTTGCTCAATCTCAATAGATTGCTTTTGTGGAATGTTATCTAATTCTGCCATAATTTTGTTTTTTTGTTGTTTATATATATAAGTATATTTTTTTTATTTTTTTATAAGAATTTTTTTAATTCTTGTATTACCATTTCAGAAGTTATTGATTTAGTACACTCAAATTGCCTGTCCGTACCTTTATGGTCAGGACACCAGTTCCAATCACCAGCATCTAATCTAATTCTATTAAAACAACCCTCACATTTTCCTTTAGGTGCAGCAACTCTATAACAATCTTTCATTTCCGCCCAATCATATGAGAATCCACTAATTAATACAGTTGGAACATTTAAAGACCAACTTAACCAACTCAATCCACTACCAATACCAATAAATGCTTTTGATTTCAACATCTCATCCATTACCAATTCCAATGGACCATTTGGGTGCTTAATTATTCCTTTTGGTAATTTATTTCCCATATAATCATCACCCTCTTTAGATACTAATTTAACTGTGTATCCTCGTTCCTTTAACCAATCTACCACATCCTGCCATCCAGTTGGGTTATTCCAAAATTTAGATTGTGCAGTTCCAAATACACCAATACAAACTTGTTTAAGGTTTGGGTCTATTTTAACATTTCTTTTTTTAATTAAAGTTTTTACTTCTTTAAAATCCAAACCCAATATATCAGAACACATTTTTTGCATTGTTTGTGTTTTTGGGTCTATTGGATTTTTAAAGAAATTTATAGAGCTATCATCATTATAAAATAATCCAACACAATACATTGCGTATAAATTTTCAACAGATTTGCCAGGTTCTACAAATTTTACATTAGGATATCTTTCTTCAAACATATGATTCATAAATGTAGAAGTTATAACTTCACAATCATGTTTTTTTCTAAATTCTTCAACGTATGAAACCCAAGCCAATGAGTCACCCAAAGCTTTTGAATCCATTGCTATATAAACACGTTTGCCTTTTGAATTATAAACATATTCGTGCCATATTTTATCATTTTGATAAATAACAATTTTCCATTCTACAAAATATTCTATACTACACTTACACCAACAATTGTTTTTTATATTTGTAGAATAGTGTACCTTTCCAGTTTTATTATCTATAAATTTAACTGTATATTCTGAATCTACATTTCCTTTAATCTCAACATATGGTCCTTTAACAAAATGAATTATCACTTTATTTTTTATCTCAACTATATTGTTTTTATTTTTCTTTAAATTATCGTATATCATTAACTCCAAGTTTTAACTGTTAAATCCAATAAAGAGAATCCCTCTGCTTGCTTACTATACACTTTGTTTGTTGTGTATCTTAGTCTTGGGTGATTGATAAATACATGATTATACCAAAGGTCACCAACATCCCAACCACAATCTACCAACCTATCCATCCACCATTGTTTCTCTCTATTAGGAATTAAATAACAATGTGCAAGGTCTTGATTTGCTGCTGTCTTTGAAAACAATTCATCTATTTTTTCTTTTTCTCTTGATGGATTATCTGCAAATGATATGAATGGTACATTATCTCTCTCTGATAAGAAACATGCTCTATGTACTATTTCAACAAATTCTTCCAAACCAGTATATATAAATGCATCTGCTTCAAATACTAAAGTATAATCGAAGTTTTCAGTATCCATTGTTTCCAATGCCATTCTATGTGCCAAATAACATCCATAATGTCTACCAGTCATCCATCCCAAACCAGCACCAGGGTATAACTCGCCCGGCTTATTATCTTTACTTATATGTTCAGGCCTTCTGCAATTTTCAGATGGTGCGAATCCTTCGTATGGTTCATTTACAATTGGTTCATAGTACATACCATATTTTTCCAATTGTTTAATAGATTGAATAGATACTCTTTCTCTCATATCATTTGGTCTAGTCAACATATGCTTTATTTGGATACGAGGTTTTTTACGAATAAATGAACGAAATCCTTTTTCAAATTGTTCATAGAAAAATTCATTTGCCGCTTGTGTTACTCCGTGAAATACTGTATAATCATCTCCACTAATAATTCCGCCTGGCTTTACTTTGTTGTACCAAACTTTTACATCTTCCATTAATGAATCGTAAGAATGTCCAGCATCTAACATAATAAAATCTATACTACCATTTTGGAATTGATTAGCTGCATTATGTGAAGTATCTTTAATTGTATCAAATGTACCATAGTTATCTGATAGAACTGTATTATCTATGAATTCATAAAATATATCTCCATTAAATGCTCCAACAATATTTTGGTGTAATGCCTCATCATCAGTTCCTTTCCACGTATCTACGCTTGTAAATTTAATATCCTTGCCAGACTGTTTAATTTTTGTTGCTAAATGATTTGTTGATTTACCAAACCATGCTCCTACTTCTACAAATATCTCACCACCTTTAGCGGATTCAACCATTTCATTATATAAATCAGTATATGCAAACCAACCAGGTATTTCATTA